CAGCAGGCTCCGTGCATCGTCCGCCGTCATGGCGGCCGGCAACGCGCGCTCCGGCACGGGGGCGGCGGGGGGCGAGAGTTCCTTCAGCCGCTGGGCGATAGCCAGTTGGATTTCTTCCTCCGGCGCATCCACCGGCAGGATAACATCGAAGTCCAGAGCAGGGCGGTGCTCGCGCACCGTCTCGCCGTCCTCGACCAGGCGCTCGTAAACTGCGCAATGCACCACACGCAGGGCGCCGCGCAGCTCCTGCAGGGTGGGTTTGGCGATCAGCGTCATGCCGCTCCTTTCACTGGAAGTTTCTGCCCCGCTTCCCGCGAGGCTTGTTCAACCGTCCACTCGTAGGCGCGACGCCCGTAGGTAATCACCCGACCGGCCGCATGGATGAAGACCTTCCGCTCGTCGCCTAATATCAGGCACAGCACGTCAAGGGGCAGGCCGTTGGCCGCCGCGCCCCAATACATGCCCTTGCACATGTAGCGCCTGGGCCAAGGCCACCAGCGCCGCGACACCCACACCGGGCAGAGATCGGCGCTCATGGCTCAACAGCGGTGAAGGTGACCACGGCGGAATGCACGACATAGGGTAGCACGGCGGGATCGTCCGGCGAGGGATGGCCTGTACCTGCGGCAGCCCAAGCCGGATACGTGGCACCGCCCGCATCTCCGTCTCCCAGCAGCGCCCAGAGTTCGTTCGTGCCCGATGCCATATCCGGGCAGTTGATTACGAAGTGGCCATCATAGACGGTACCGCCCGGAAAAAACTGCACCTCACTGGTATAGAGCCATTCCCAGCCTGTCTCGGGCAACGCCGCGCCATAGCACAATGACGGCATCATCAGCGCGACGGTGAAGCCTTGAGTTTCCGGCGTCGCTAACGGACGGGTCACGGTGTACGCGAACCAATTGTCCTCGCCGATGGTGGCGGTGCCGCCGTCGATCAGCATCGCGCCAGGTAACGGAGCAAAACTCGCAGCGTGAAACCCCGCAGTTTGGGTTTCCGCGCAGGTTGCCCCCACCGCTCCGACGCCTGCGCATGTGAACGTTACTGGCCCGGCGCTGGGTCCACCGGACTGATCCTTGGAGCCGTTCGATGATTGCCCTTGGCAGGCTGCCAAAAGGAGAACAAGCAGTACCGCAATCCGTGTTTTCATGGTCCACACCTATTTGATGCGTTGATAGAACCTTGTAGCCAAGTATACAGGCTCGATGCTCACATTGGAATTGAGAAACCAGTCACTTCGCGCCGCTGCCGTGCCGCTGAACATTGGTGACGCCGCCGATGTGTCCGCTGTACTCGGCCCGCCGCTCGTGAAGGCATGGACGTGGCTGTCATAAAAGGGGGCTCCGCCGCCGGGCGTATCAGTTAACAAACCGCCGCTGCCTTGCGGTATGCCGGTCGTTCCGCCATGCGTGTGACCAGACATGTTGTGACTGTGGCTGCCCACACTGCCACCGGGCGTGTAGTTCCCCACCGCGGCGAACGCCACGCTCGGGTTGAGGGCGGCCTGGCCACCGGCACCGCCTGCCGAGGCGCTGCCTCGCAGGAAGCGGCCGTCATCCAACTTGGGCACATAGCGCCCGTTGAATGGGCTCTCCGCGTCCACGATCTGCGAGCCGTCGCAGAGCTTCCATGCTGCGCCGATGGTGACGCCCGCCTCGTTGTAGACTCCGCCGTTGTTGGCCGCCGAGAATGTGCCGGAGACGGCGACAACAGCGCCGATGGGCGCGGCGCTGCGGTCTCCGCGGATCAGCAGCCGGATCGCTTGGAGCAACTGAGTGTTATCGGGCTTGTTCAGAGCCAACCCGGTGGCCAGGATCGATTGGACGATTTCCTCCTGCACGGCGTTCGCCCAATCGTCCGTCACGATGGTGCGCGGAATGCCGAGCGTGGCGTTACCCTCGGTGAACATTCCGCCGTCGTTGCCTGGTCCGTCGATGCGGTGCATGGTCTCACTCGTAGATGAAGTACACGATGCTGTGGGCCTGCTTGAACTTGGTGAAGAGCGCCTCCAGCCGCGCACGCAGTTCGGCCGAGGTGGCCAGCGGCGCATGGACGGTCCAGATGAACTCCCACTCCTGCCCGCCGATCAGGTCGCCCGCGCCGCTGGCACCCACCCTGAACGCCACCCAGTCCTTCGTGATGGTGATGGGGATGGGAACGCCCAGGGCCGCGGCCTGGGCGATGTAGAACGGCGCGTTTTGCTCGAATTGCGCCAACAGCCACCCCAGGATGGCTCCGCGCCGCTCCGCGTCCGTCCCGGTCGGCGGCAATCCCAGGAAGGCTTCCCATTCGGGCAGCAGCTCCGTCGAGGTGCGCGGGTTGGCTTCCACGGGCAGCGCATCCGCGCGGGCATCCAGGCGGGCGAACTCCTCCGCCAGTGCCTCGAGCACGGCCAGCCGCACGTCTCCCGGCTCCATGCGCCAGGCCGCGCCGGGCGGAAGCAGCGCCTGCAACTGGCTGGCGTAGTCGGTGGCCGTCATGCCCATGTGATGGTCCCCAGCACGGCGATTTCATTGCCCGCCAGCACCACGTTGCCCGCCGGCAGCGTCAACACGTGGTCCTCCTCGCCCTCCGCCAGACTGATCGCCTCATGGAGCTTGCTCCACAACACCGTCTTGCCCGGCTCCGTATCGCGCAGGAGGAAGTCGTTGAGTTCCGCTTCCACGGCGGCTTGCACCGCCGCGGTATTCGGGGTGAGCGTGATGGTGGGATCGAGTTCCACCGCCACCGGGGCGAAGCAGGTCACGTCCGCGACCACCGGCGCCAGGGCGTCGATGTACGCTTGCACCTCGGCCACCTTCGCCCCATCCGGCAGGATGCCGCCCACCTGGTTGTCCAGCACGAACGTGACGCCCACGGTGCCGCCACCCAGCCATCCGGGCAGGCACCAGGCGCGGGTGACACCGGGCACTTCCAGCGCCCAGCGCACATAGTCGTGGGCGGCGCCGCCGGCCGGGGGATTCTGCACGCGCTGCTTGAGGCGGAGCAGCAGGTCGGCGTCGGACTCGATCTCGAAGCCGTTGGACAGACCGCCCGCGGCAACGGTGACAGCCCCGTCCACGCCGGCGATGGCCTGGGAGAGCGAGAGGACGGTGCCCGCGCCGGTATTGCCGGAGGCCCCGGCCTCCAACGCCGTGACGGCCACCGTTGCGGTGCCGGCGGCGATGGCGGCCACTTCGTCCGTCTCGAACTCCGCGCCGTCGGAGCGCACAACGGCCGTGCCCTGCGGGATCACCGTGGTGTTGGTGCCGGTGAAGGTGACGTTGCCCTTGGCCGGTGTCGCGGGCTTTGGGGCGTTGGGCAGCCAGATGCGCGCCCAGGCATGGAGGTTCTCACCTTCCGCCGTGGCGGGGTTGGCCTGGCGGGCCTTGTAGTCCAGGTAGCCGTAGAGCCCGTGCAGCGCGCCCGCGTGCATGGTGGCCAATGCGGGGATGATGCCACGACGCAAGTGGGCGTCCGTGCCTGCGAGGCGGCTTTCCAGGTCGGCGCGGTTGCGCTCGATCAGTTGGGCGAGAGTGGGGCGTTCAAACGGCATCAGTTCCTCCCCCAGAACTTCTCAAAGCGGTACTTACGGGGCGCGGACTGGTGGCGGTGGCAGATCACCTCGAAGGCGAGCATTTCCGTTCCCGCTTTTTCGACCCTGACACTCACGCGCTCCAGCACGCCGTCCTCCGCCAGCCAGGCCAGGGCCTCCTCCGCGTATTCCCTTGTGCGGAGCAAGGTCTCCGGCGTGAGTTTCTCCCGCGCCAGCAGCCACAGCTTGGAGCCGATGCGGTCCCCCGGCACCGCGGCGAAGGCGTCTCCCCACCAGCCCCGCCGGTCATCGGTGCCGCCCGGCGGCACGCCGTCGCCTTCCGCGCGCCGGTCGGTGAACAGGCTGACGAGGACTGCCGTCTCCAGCCCTTCGTCAGGCACAAGGTCCGGCGCCGCGAGCTTGAAGTCCGCGCGCTGGGCTTCCGCATTCCAGAACAGGCCAATGTCCATTAGGTCATCTGCGTTGTGGGCGGACTCGTATTTGGCCCGCCGCTGCCGTTGTTCTCCGGATGGACGTGCGGGTTGAACACGTCGCGCATCTCCTGCATCGTTCCGGCCGCGTCGCTCACCGCGCCCTGGGCGGCCACGTTGCCCGCCGCCGCGATATCCCCGGTCACCTCCAGGTTGCCGTCCACCTCCAAATCGCCCTCGACCGTCACCGGCTTTCCTGCGGCGGGCTTCAGGGCGATGCTCCCGTCCGCCTTCATCGTGACGCGCGCGCCGGACTTGCCGTAGTGGGCGCTCTCTCCCGCGGCCAGGTCCGTGGGCCGGTAGCGCCGGTCGTCGATCACCACGGCCACCAGGTGGCCAGGGTCTCCGCAGATGGCGAGCACGATGCCCTCCGCCCCCGGCTCCGGCACGCTGGCGAAGCCGTAGGGCTGCAGGTGCGCCACGCCGCCCGCGGCTTCCCCGAGGCGCAGGGTCACCTGGACGGCCTGGATGGGGCCGGTGGCGTTCACCAGCGTCACCAGCGCGCGCCGCGCGGTGAAGCGCACCATGCGGCGCAGCGGTTCCAGCAGCTTTGCGGTCAGGTCCATCATGCTCCCGCCTTGATGGCTTCCGCCCAGGTGTGCTGCGCGGTGGCCTCGGCTTCCGGCAGCCGGTTGAAGGCTTCGGGCGGCATCAGCACCAGTTCGGTGCGCGTACCCCGGTCAGTGTCCTTGACGAAGGTCACGTCCGCCACCAGAAGCGCTTCATCCACGCCCAGCCACGCATCCTTCACCCGCACCCGCGTGTTGGGCGTCCAGAGGCCCTCCGCGTGGGTCCAGCCCGGCACGGTGTACTCGAAGCGGGCGCCCCGCCCCCGCGCCACCGCACGTTCCCAGGCCGCCCGCTCCTTGTAGGAGGCGGTGCCCTGACCCGTCTCGGCTTCCACCGTGCGGGGCCGGTAGCGTGTGATTTCGGGGTCGGTGACGGCGCCGTTGGGTTCCGTGCCGCCAGCGCCCGTCCAGCGTCCGGCGTCTCCCTGGCCGATCACCACGATGTGGCTGAAGCGGCGCCGCCAACTCAAGGTGGCCCGGCCCTCCAGCACGTTGCGGCCCTGCTCGATCACCGCGGCGATCCGCTCCCCGCTGGCGCGCGTCAGCAGCACGCCGCCCAGCCCGTCGCTTGCCAGCAGCAAGCCCCGCTGCCGGCAGGCGCGCTCCAGGGCGTCGAACACGGTTTCCCCGGCGGGCACGGTGAAGGTTTCCAGCGGCGCGCCCACGTCCGTCCGCGCTTGAACGGTGATGCCGAACGGCTCGCACAGCACGGCCGCCAACTGGCTCACCGTCCGGCCCTTGTAGTCCCCCGGCACGGCGGAGCAGTCCACCAGGTCGGCGGCGGCATCCCGTCCGCGCACGGAAACCTCGCGCTTGCTGGCGTCATAGGAAGGCTCCACGTCGTCCACATGGCCGGTGATGACGGTCTCGCCGCCGATCAGCACCTGGCACGCCTGGCCCGGCCGGACAGGGCGGTGCACGGTGGCACGGCTGCCGTTGCTCCCGGTCACCGCCCAGGTCTCCGAGACGGAGAGGTCGAAGGTGCCCGCGGTGGCGTCCAGGGAGCGCTGGATGCGCACGGACTTCCACCCGCCGTGGTCCTGGCCCTCGATGCGCAGGCGCACGTCATCCGCCATCGGTCAGCACCTCCAGGGCCGTGCCGCCGGGGACAAAGCCCGGATGGGCAATCTTGTTGCGGGCGGCGATCTCCCCTTCCCGCGTGGCATCGCCGTGGAGCTGGTGGGCGATCACCAGCGCCGGCAGGGTGACGGGCGGGGTATGGCGCACCACCTGCGCCAGGTTGGCTCCGCGGGCGGCCACGTCGCGCACGGCCGCCGCCCGCAAGTCCACCAGCGCGCCAAAGAGGGCGTCGGGCGCATCGGCTTGCAAGGCGTCGATGGCGCCGGTCAGGGCGGCGGAAGCACGCGCCGCCTGGTTGGTGCTCTCGAATTCCGCTTCCGCCAGGGACGTGGCCGCCTCCCCCACGGCGATGCGCCGCACCAGTTGCTCCAGGGCCGCGCGGCTGGCCGCCTGCCGCTGCCGGGTGGGCGTGTTGTACGGGGAGACCGCCGGCTTTGCCGTGGCACCGAACAGGCTCTGGTAGAGGTTGAAGGCGTCCAGCGGGGTATTCACCGCGGCGCGCAGGCGGTTCAAGCTTCCGGCAACCAGCGCGGCCAGGTTGGCGGGCGAGCGGATCACCGCGGCCACGTTGTTGGCCACGTCCGTCGTCAGGTTCTCCACGGCGGAGAGCACGTCGGAGACGTTGCGCTCCAGTTCCCGCACCAGGTCCGCCGCCATGCCGAGCGCGGAGAATTTCTTGCCGAAGTCCGCGATGGATTCCGCGATGGACTTGGCCGCGGCTGCCCTCAGCCGGCCCTGGGTGTCGGGCGCGGTGGCGGCCCGGAGGTCCGACACTTCATGGAACGCGATCGAGAACACGGCCATGCCGCCCTCGGCCGTGGTCTCGCGCAGGCTCACCGTGCCCGCCTGCACCGTCATCCGCCCGAAGCGCGGGTGCACCAGCGTGCCGGGGCCGCGCTGCTCCAACGCCAGGCGCAGCGCGTCCCGGTCGGTATCGTAGTCCGGCCCCAGCACGAACGCTTCCACCGTGAACGCACGTGCCTTCCGCCCCAGGTCCTCCGCCTGGGGAATCTCCCGGCCGGGGAATTCGTGCACGGCCACGCGCCGCCCGGTCTCCAGGGCGGAAAGCTCCACGTGGAAGAACACGCCCCGGAACGTCGCCCGTTGCAGCCGGTCGCGCCAGCTCATCTCAAGGCCCCATGATCAGGCCCCGGTCCACGTCCAGGGTCATGTTGCGGGATTCCAGCTTGCGCACATCGGCGGAGGTGCCGGGGGCGGCCTTGACCTCGATCACCACCTTGCCTTCGGGGGCGCGGAAGGCTTCCCCCGTGAACACGCTATCCAGCCAGCGGTTGGCCGCCGAACGCGGCGGGATCAGGCCGTCCGCGCGACGCGCCCGCCCTGGCAACGGCCGGCCCTCCATTTCGGCGCGCAGGCGGCTTTCAGCGAATTCCAGGTCCCGCTCCGCCGCCGCACGGCGGCTGGAAGCCCGCTGCATCTCGAGGAGACCCTCCATCAGTCCGCCGAATGTTGAGGAGTAGGCGCGCATGGCTCCGCTCGCGGCATCCCTAAAACGCCCTTCCAATACGGCCACACCCGCCTCGGCCACGTGCTGAACCGGCTCGGACATCGCGTCCGTCACTTTCTTCTGGAGCTGGGCCACGTTCGATCCGGTCTGGGCCGAGGCGGTGGCCGCCATGCGGGCACTGTCCTGGGCGGTTTGGCCTGGCCCCTGGATGCCCATGAAGCGGCGCAAGCTGCTGACCTCGCCGGTCCGCAGGAATTCCGAGACCGGGACGTTCAGCGCCCGCATGGCCTCGGCGTCGAACACCTCCGTAAGCAGCGTCTTGCGCCCCTGCGCCGCCTTCACGATTTCCTCCATCAGGTCCGGCAGCGGACGCATGATCTCCCGCCCCTCCTTGAGCGCCCCGGTATCGAACACCTTGATGCCGCCCTTCTCTTGGAGCAGCTTCAGCTTTTGCGCATCGCTCAGGGTGCGCAGGATGGCCTCGAACGCGGTCACGGTCTGCTCGGCAGAGCCGGTGCCCTGCCGGATGACTTGGAGCGAGGAAGCCATTTCGTCTATGGCTTCGAGGCCGCCGCGTCCGGTGGCGCTGTATGCCGCGACCACGCGCGGGCCGAGCGCCGCCAGCTGCCCGAAGGTGAACGCGCCCGCCTTTCCCTTGGCGTTGAACTTGTCCATCGCGGCGGCCACTTCATCGGGCTTGCGGATGCCCATCTTCTGGAGCTCGGAGAGCATGCCGCCCATCGCCGCTCCGCCCGCGCCGGTGCCTTGGATGCCGCGGCCGATGTTCTCGATGTTGGCGCGCACGAACTCCAAGTCGCCCGTGCGTTCCATGATCTCCTCCACCGCGGAGAGCATTTCCTTCGGATCGAGACGGATGTCCGGCAGCGTGGCGGCCCTGTTGATCTCCGCCCACAGCCCGCGCACCTCCGCGGACGTGCTGTTGGCCGCGATGCCCAGGCGCTCCAGCCGGGCGTCCAGCGCCATCGTCTGCCGGGCCAGCGCCACGGTCGCCGCTGTCACGCCCAGGGCGGCCCACTTGCTGCCGGCGGCCGAGATGGCGCGCCCGGCCATGTCCGCCGCCCCGCCGATGCCGCCCTGGAGGTACTTGGTACCCGCGCTCCCCAGGCGCGCCAAGCTGGCCTGGAACTGCGCGGCCCGGCGCTCCAGGTTGCCCGCCAGGTTCACCAAGATGGACGTGCGCAGCTCAGCCATGCGTGAGAGACCCCACGATGCGGGGAACGGTGGAAAGGGGAAGCGCGGCGATTTCCGCGCGGGTCCATCCCGTCAGGCGGGAAAGCCGGACGGCCGTGGCTTCTACGCGCCGCCGGATGGAGAGCCAGACTCCCCCGCAATGGCCACCCCCAGGACCACGTTTTCCAGGCGGTCAGCCGCGGCTTGCAGCAACGCCAGGTCCTTGGCGGAGAGCTTCTCGATCACGTCCAAGGTGAATGGACCCTCGAAGCCGCCGATGCGCACGATTTGCCGGCGGAGAATGTGGATGGCGACAAGGGCCTTGCTGGCGGCCAGCACCCACTCCCCTTCCGGAGTCTTGACCAGGCGCTCGCCTTCAGTGGCGCCTTCAATCACGTCGCCCAGGCTGGCTTCCTTGATCTCGGCTTCGGTATGGCGGCGTCCGCCGATCTCCAGCCCCTTGTCCAGGGTGATCTTGACCGTGGCCATCTACAGCACCTCCTCGGCGGGCGGCCCGGCGAACTTGAGCGGCGTGGCGCTCTTGTCCCCGCCTTCCACCATCGGCGGGTCCACCAGGAAGGCGTTGCGCACGATGTAGGTCTGCCCCGTGTCGCACTTGAACGTGACCGTGGCGTCCGTCACCTCGGCGAAGTCCGCGAGGGACAGCCCCTTGGTCATGACGGCCTCGCATTCCAGCGTGGCTTCCTTCACCTGCTCGGTGAAGCCCACGGATTGGTCGGTGCGCTTGGGGGTGCGCGTGACGCCGCCGATGTCCAGCTTGGCGCCCGGCAGCGTCTCGATCAGGCGGCCGTCCACCTTGATGGTGGCCCGGCCGAAGAACTGTTGTGCCACCTTTGGCCTCCTACAGCAGGAACTTCAGTTTGCCCGCGAACAGCCGGAACTGGTTGATGACGTCCGGCGGGATCTCCGCGTCCACCCGGCCTTGATCGGCCGCGGAGCGCTCGACGATCAGGTCCCGCTTGAACTGCCCGCGCCCTTCCGCCAAGCCGGCGAGCTCCCACTCCAGGAACAAGGCGATCAGCTCGTCGCGGATATCGGCGGGGGTCACGATGGCCTGGCCCGGCGCGAAGGCCGTACCATCGTTGGCCAGCTTGTGCCGGGGGAACTTGAGGGCGATGCGCTGGTTGACCGAGAAGCGCAGGAACGCCGCCGTGTCCACCGTTTCCCGGTCCAGGTAGCTCACGTCCTCCGCCCCCAGGGGATTGGTCTGGTAGGTGGTGACCAGGCGCTGGACGCGGCACACACCGCCGGCATCCACGTAAAACGTGGCGATGCCGTCGTAAAGGTGGATGTTCTGCTCGGCCTGGGTGTAGCGGTCCGCCTCCGCCGGCGCGGGCATGCCGGTCAAGGGGAGCGTCTGGCGCGGCCGGGCCGGGTCCGGTTCCAGGGCGTCCACCCCGGCCAGGCAGGCGGCCACTTCCCAGGGGGACCAGGGCGTGCCCTGCCGCCCCAGCAGCGTGACGAACGGGCTGTTGCGCGAATTGCCCAGCGTGGAAATGGCCGCGTGGCTGCCGGGCGCGCAACCGAAGGCGTGGCCTTCCACCTGTACGAGCGCGTCCCAGCGCCGTTCCAGTTCCGCTTCCAGCGCCGTCAAGTTCGCCGTGTCCGTGTAGGGCATGGCGATCTCGTGGTACTGCGTATCGCCGATGGCCGCGATGGCCGGGGCGATGCCGGGATTGGTGGTGCCGCCGGTCATGGCCGTGATGGCCACGCCCACGCCGGCGGGCAGCGCCTCGCCCTGCTGGAAATTGAGCCGCAGGTCGATATGGTTCCCCGCCTCGCCCTTGTGCCGGGCGGTGACGTTCACCTGGTTCAGCACCACGCCGTCCACCGCGGCCGTCACGGGCAGGTCCGTCGCCGCGTTGATGGCGGCGGCCACCGCCGTGGCGATGGCGTTCTGCGCGGCGCCGCTTGCCACGGCCACGCGCACGGCCCGCCCGCCGATGTACAGGTGGATGGTGCCCGCCTTGGTGGCCGGGCCGGTGATGAGCAACCCGCCCACCGCCTGCACCCCGCCGCCCGCGTCGTCCAAGGCCACGGCCCAGCTCTCGTTGAGGCTGTTGGCCGGCTTCAGCGCGGCGAACATGCCGTGCAGCATGGAGCCGCGCCCGAACGCGCCCTCCGCCCCGGACACCGACGTGATGCGCGTGGGCACGCCCGCGGCCACCGTGCCCGCGGCCAGGCGCTGCCCGATCAACAGAATCTTCTTGGCGATGCCGGGCAGGCCCGTGACGGCGTTGGTGTTGTCGATCTCGATGTGCGTCCCCGGCGTGCGGAGGGCAATCGGAATCTGGGAAAAGCTGATGGTCATGGCCTACTCCTTGGCTTTGCGGGGTGCCGCCGGGCGCGCGGCGGAAGCGGGCGGCGCGGCGGAGGGCGGCTCCTGCGCGGGCGGATTGGCCTCGATCACATCCCCGGCCTTGAGGCGCCGCAGCCAGTAGCTGTCCGCCGGCACCTCCGCGCCTTCCGCCGGCAGCGGCTTCAGCGTGATGGGGTCGCGCACCGTCAACCCCGGCGCGGGTTTCACGAACAGGCGCTCGCTCATGGGCCTTGCTCCAAGGTGACTCGGCCTTCGGGGTTCACGGTGTCCGGCGTCTGGCCGACGGCCAGCTCATGATGAAACGTGACGAACGGCGCGAGCCCGGCAGGATCGGGGACAACCTCGAAGCCCATCGGCAATGAGAAGATCGCGGCGTAGATGGCCAGCCCCTCCAGGTCCGCCCGTTCGGTGAACAGGTTATTCACCTCGCGCAGCACCAGCGTGCCCACGTCCGGCACCACGTGGTTGTGCAGCAACGGGATCACGGTCTCCAGGATCTCGTAGGCGCCGATCTCCGTGGGGTGGCCGCGCCGCCGCGCCGCCTGGCCGCTGGCATGGCCGGTGACGCCGTACACCGCCCAGCGCGCCTCCACTGCCGCCGTGTTGCCCTGCCGCGCGGACGCGCCGCCACCCAGGAACGAGACATAGGCGCCCGGCCGGGTGCGAAGGAGTTGCGCGATGGTCTCGTCCGTCCACACGCCCGGCAGGCTGTCCACCGCGCGCAGCTTGGCGCCCAGCGCGGCTTGCACGCGGGCGATCAGGTAGTCCTCGACGGTGCCGATGACGCCCATCAGTAGTCCCCCAGGGTTTCCGCGGAGAATACGCGGGGCGCGCTGCTGTATTGGGGCGCGTCGCTGCTGACCGCCGTTTCGCCGCCGGGCGCGGGCGAGAGGCTCACCTTGCCGGCGGCCACCTGCTCCAAATACCGGATGGCGTCCCCGTAGCGGCGCCGCACCTCGTCCGTGGCGCGGTCGTCCTGCAGGAGGTAGCGGGCGATGTCGCTGGCGAGCTGCACCAGGATGGCCGGCGCATCGGCCAGGGGCAGCGTGTAGCGCCCTTGCAGGTAGGCGTCGATCCGCGCGTCCGCGTCCGCCAGGGCCGCGTTGAGCACCGCCCCGTCCACCGCGCCGGTGGGCGGGATGGCCCGGTCGGTGAGCTGGATCAGTTCGCGCTGCCCGAAGCGGGCTTCCAGGTCGGCTTGCGTGGCGTAGGGCATCGGGACTCAGAAGGTATGGCCGGGGTGCACGGTTACGTGCGCCGCAACTGCCCCACCCCGGCCGCTCCGCGGGGGTTTTCCGTTGAGACCCAAGGCCGCCGCACCGGTGGGAGCAGCGGCCCCAGGCCCTCAAGTGCCCGCCAAGCGGGCGCGCATTCCGCTACTTCTTCGGCTCCGGCTCCTTCTTCCCTGGCTCCGCCTTGGCGATGGCGCCGGCATCCAGCAGGGGGCGAGCCACGTCGTCGGCCATGTCCATCCGTGCGCCGGGGGCGTGGCGCCGCCCGTTGACCTTGATGGGACTTTTCACCGTGTAGCTGGCCATGCTGTGCTCCTCTACGCCACCGCGTTCTGGATGAAGTAGCCGAAGTCCGCCGCCGTGATCAGTTCCTTGACGCTCTCGCCCACGCGCACGCGCTGGCCGCCGCGCAGGCCGATGTTCTTGTCCGGGTCGGCCCCGGCGATGCGCGTGCCGAACTGCGCCGTGAGGCCGAAGGTGCCGCCGCCCTGGGCGTCCGCCACCCGGTTGCGGTAAAAGAACAAGGCGTGCTTGCCCCACACGCGCGACAGCGCCACCGGCTGCCCCTTCTTCGCGGTGTTGAGCCAGCCCTCGCCCACCAGGATGTCCTCCAGCTCGAACAGGTCCGCCACGGCGCGCCGGGCGGCGATGCCCACGTCACCGGCGGTGCCGTGCACCGCCTTGTTGATCTTGGGATGCTGGGCCAGCTTGCTCCACACGGCGCGGCCCATCACGCAGACGTTGGGCCGGATCACCGGCGTGTCCAGCGCCAGCATGATGTCGTCCAGCGGGTCGCTGTTCACGAAGTCGGACCACTGGTCGCCTCCGGCCAGCGTCACCTTGTTGGCGGCGGCGTATTGGTTGGCGTCGAACACCAGGCCCGCCACGCGCACCTCCCGGTCCAGCGCGAGCAGGTCCGCCGTCTTCATCACGGCGTTGCCCAGCGGGTCGAAGTTGGGCGGGGCGTTGTCGATGTCCGCCTGGGGCACCGGATCGTCCAGGCCGAAGTCCTCCGTGCTGGCGGTCAGCTCGTCCGCGCCGAACTCCACCTCGTTGGGCTTGGACTTCCGCCCCACCTTGGTGTCGGGCACGGTGAAGCCCTCGGCGATCCGGTGCTTCAGGTACTTGAACTCCGCCTTGCCCACCGGCACGCGGGGCAGCACGTCGTCGGCGATGAGCTGCTTGTTGCGGTAGGCGATGGCGATGGCCGTCAGCTCGGGCTGAATGGGAAACGGCGCTTTCATCGATTGGCTCCCTGCCTGGTGAGAAAGGTTCGGGGCGGCCGCGCCGCCCGGCGGTTATCCCTGCGGCTTACCCTTGGATCCGGCCCGGCTGGATCAGCACGCTGCCGATGTCGTCCAGCACGCCGCTGACCATCGCCACGCCGATCACCCGGTTGTTGACGCCGGCGGCGGGCGCGGCGGTCACGGCCTTGCCGTTGGCGTCGCTGGTCAACAGGTCGCCCCGCGTCACCGTGCCGCCGTATTGCACCTCCGCCACGCCGGAGAGCGTCACGTCGATGCGCTTGCCGGAATCGGCCCCCAGTTCATCGCAGACGCCCAGCAGGGCATCGCCCACGGCCGCTCCCTGGATGACGCTGTTGTCGTCTGCGCCGAACTTCACGATGCGGTAGGCGGAGACGGAGGCCCCCGCGATGAAGTTCTTTCTCAGAATCGGATTGCGCACGGCGGATGCTCCCTGAATGGTTTGTGTTTCGCGCGTCCGCTACCGCGGCTTGCTCACGTGGGCGACGGCGTCCACCACACTGACCGTGACGCCCTTGGCCCGCATTTCCTCTTGGTAGGCCACCGCCTGCATGGCGATGGCGTTGGGGTCCGCCGCCGGCGGTTCGCCCGCTTTGGCGATTTCCTGGTACTCCACCAGCTTGGGCATGCCCGTCAGGAACTCCCGGAAGAACACCACGGGCGCCTGCTCCTTGCGCCCGTCGCCTTCGCCGAACGCCACAACGCCAGTGGCCGGATGGATCGTCTCGAAGAAGGCCGCGAGACCCGGCTTCCAGGCGGGCAGCAGCTTGCCCTGCTTCACCAGGCCGTCCAGGAACACGGCGGTCTCCGCCTGGCGCTGCTTGGCTTCCTGCGCCGCGATCTGCTTCTCGCGCTCGGCGAACGCGGCTTCCTTGTCGCTGATGGCCTTCTCCTTGGCGGCCAGCTCTTCGGGCTTCATCGTCGGTTGCTCCGTTGCGGGTTTGGGTTCCGGCTCGGTGTAGGCTTGCGTGCCGGGTTGCGCGGCCCGCTGTTCCAACGTCTCGATGTCCCAGGTGGCCAGCGCCTTGTCCGCCTTCTCCTGGCCGAACTCGCCGATCAGGAAGTCGCGCAGCTGGCGGAACAGCCGCGGGATGGCGCGGTCCTCCCAGTCGCCGAACACCACGACACCCTGCCCATCGTCGGAGAACTGGACGCCCCGCAGCCCCTTGACCGCGGGCGCCTGCGCGCCGAGGAACCCCACGTGGCGCAAGTAATACACGCCAGGCTTGGGATTGTTGGGGGCGTCGGGGGTATAGAACGCGGCGGACACCTTCTTGAACCGGCCCGCCGCCACCAGCTCCGCGAAGGCGGGGTCCACCTGATGCGGTTCCGCGCTGAGATGGCCGTCAGCATAGGTGAGCGCCCTGATCCAGCCGTAGGCCGGCTGATCGCTTGCCGGGTGGCCCACCACCACCGGCGCCTCATGCAACGCCGGGTCATAGGCCGCCACGGTGGCGCGCAGCTCCGCCTCCCCGAAGGAAAGCGTCTGCCCGTTCATGGCCGTGTGCTTGCCGGTGCGGAAAATCTCGATCAGCTTCATGCCGCCCACGATAGGGCGGCGCAGACAGGAATTACAGGCGAAGCGCTTCAGTCAAAACACGCCCCCGCCTTGGGGCAGGGGCGCGGTAGGGACTACGTCTGGAGGCGCGCCAGGGCACCGTCCAGTTGCTCCAGCAGTACATCCAGCAGGATCGCGATGTGATCCCGCTGGGGTGTCTGGATATCGCCGTCTGGCGTCAGCAGGTCCGCCACGGCGCACAGCGCCGCGCGGATGCGGGCCACTTCATCCACGGCCGCCCGGCCATTCATGGGGAATTGGACGATGGCGGTCATGAGGCACCTCCCTTCGGGCGCAGCTCGCGCTTCAACAGGGTGATCACCGAACTGCTGTTCCGGCCCACGGCGCGGGCGATTTCACTGGGGCGCTTGCCCGCCAAGCGCATCCGCAAGATTTCCGCGATTTCCTCCGCCGTGAACGGGCGGTTGATACGGACCGGGGCGGCGTTGGGTTGGCTCAGCGCCGCCACATACTGCCGCATAGAGGCCACGTGCTCCTCCAATAGCGTGGTGTACTTGGCCTGCAGCACGCCATCGCCCGCGGGCGCTCCCGCCACCCCATCCAGCGAGTGTGGGGTAGCCGGCTGCCGTTCCAGCGCCTCGATCCGCGCCTCCAACCGGTTGAGCCGGTTGCGGTGCCCCCCGAGGCGGGCGAATACGTTGCGGGGCAGCTTTTTCGCATCCCGATATTCGGCCTCGCTGAATGCCGCATTCATCAGGATGATGGGATCGTCTGTGGGGATCCCTCTTCGCTGGCAGATTTCCAGGAAACGAGCCGCCCCGCCCTGGCGCGAGACCTCATTTGCCAGCTTCTCCTCCAACGCGGAGAAGGCGCGCATGATGTCAAGCAGCCGCAGCTTGGCGACCTTGGTACGGATGAACGCCGCCGCCATGTTGGCGCCGACGCGGGTAAAGGCCCGGATTCGGCGGTCAATGGCCTTGCTTGGCATGTGACCGGCTTGAAGCAATACAGATCGTTCGTCTTCGGTCAGGCGGAAGCAGGCTTCTGGCTCGGGGAACAGATCAGGATTGCGACGCGCCGCTTGACCAATTTGGGCAATATCGCATTGGTAAGCACGGGCCAGATCGCTTGCCAACATGAACAGCGGACGGCCGGGAAGGGACAGGATGCGGGATTCGATCTCCCGCGGGGCAAGTTCCTGGGACATGATGATCTCCTACGTGGTTTTTCAGCTTGCACCTCTCAAGGCGGGAGGTGCCCGGGCGCTGAAAACCGCACGTAGACGGCCG